ACTTTTAATGCGATGGTCGCGCGTTCGAATCGCGCACGACCCACCACAAAGTTATTGAAAACATTAAGTTTTTAAAAAACTAACCAGCCTAGTAGCTGGTTTTTTTTTGCCAAGTGTCAACCAAGTGTCAACGCTGGATTCTTTTCTAAAATTTCTTGCAAATAATCAGGAGCTAAGTGAGCATACTTCATTGTCATGTTCAATGATGAATGCCCCAGAATCTTCTGTAAAGCCAAAATATTACCGCCATTCATCATATAATGACTTGCAAACGTATGCCGTAAAACATGCGTCCTTTGACCTTCTGGCAATTGTATCCCGGACTCATAAAGCCTACGTGTAAAAGTACTATAAGCATCATTAAACCGTCCAATTGTTAAACGGTCCCAAAGCTGATTATAAAGCTCAACAGAGACAGGCACAGACCGTGACCGCTTGCTTTTAGTTTCATGATAATGAACCATGTTGTTTGACAAATCAGTTACACCCAGAGATTGAGCCTCACCCCAACGTGCCCCAGTAGACAAACAAACTAAGGCAATCAAATAAGCATCAGAATCGCTTTTAGCCAAATATAAAAAAAGTTTTTTTATCTGTTCAGTTGTTAAATAAACAGTCTTTGATTCATGCAACCGAATCAATTTAATACCAGAAAAATGATTTTTACCCTCATATTGCATTGATCGTATCAAATCATTAAAAACGGCTTTAAACGTTTGTAATTCCCTATTTAATGTTGCTGGCTTGAAACCTTCGTTAATACGTTTCGAACGATATTCAAGAAAAATAACCGGCTTAAATACTGTCATTACCGGATTACCCATTAACGAAGAAGCTTGTATCATACGTTGATAGGTATCCTTGCCGGAAGATAAATACTGCCCAGTATTTTGATACCAAAGATCAACAAATTCTGATAATTTTCGTAAATCTTTCTTTGGCAATGAAAAATCGGAATCTTGAACAATCTTAGATTCAATAATCAACTGAAATCGGCGAGCTTCAGCCTTTGTTGAAAAAGTTTTTCGAAATCGCTTATGTCCTCGACCGCCAGGCTGTATATCCACTAACCATAAATCCCCTTGTTTCTTAATCATGACTAAAAAGAAACAGGAAAAGCTTCGTAAAAATCAATCCAGGGGGTATAAGGCGTGTCAGAATCGACCGGATGTTTCATTAGTCCTTTAAACAAATCGTGATAAATGTCAGCGACACCCTTGCCTTTGTTACGGTACAGCTCTATCAGATTTTCCCATAATCCCGACTTTTGAAGGCATTCAAAGGCTTGTTTCAAGGTAAAAGCATTTCTTCGAAAAATCGATGTTAGATGACCAAAGCAAATTTTTATAGCTCTTTCCGTTGGCTTGCCCTGAGCGTCCGGGTTAACATACATGCGCTTATAATCAATATCCTTTTTAACTTCATGATAAAAAACAACATCATCCCTAAAATATTGCCACGCAGGATTGATATAGGTTCTAGTATCATCCAAGCGAAAATTGTTAAGAGCATAAGCCCATAGACCGGTTAAATGCTCCTTTAAATCCAACAAACAAAAAGCCTCAATGCCTGAACCATTCGCAAACTGGTTAATCACAGAATGATGAAAACGAGCTTCCAAGCGTATCACCGGCAACGAATCATCATAAATGCCTGATTGTTCCCAAACAGGAACCCAAAGTTCTTGCTCCCCCTTGTCAGTAATTGCTTTAGTCTTATTGTATGCAGCAAACTGTAAACTCGACTGTTGGCCAAACGTAAAGGATTGCCCCCGCCCATAAACAACAGCAACATCATTATACTCAAAATCAAGCCCCTGAACGCCAGAATGGCGGATAATTCGCCTTGCTCTAGTGGTAATACGAGAATCCAAATCAGCAGGCAACGCCCAGCCCTGCACATCCATACAAATATGCAACGCAACACCAGAATAACCAAATCCCTCAAAAAAAATTGAAGCGGCAAAATGGTCCATATCACACTGAACATCTTCAATCGATCTAGCCAGCAAAAAAGACGGCGAAGCCTGAATTTTAAGGTGCGCCCCTTGAAAATCCTTTTCTGTAAAACTCGAAGAAACCAGCAATACAAGACCTAAATTTTGATTCCGTAACGTATATCGATAACCGCTTTTACCGCCAGAACTGACAACCCAAGAAAAACCGCCCAATTCAACCTGACAACCGTACCCGGCCAAATAAGCAGTTTCAATACTTGAAAGCACAACAGGATTCATCATGCCATCATATAACTGCCGAACTGTATCCAAACCGTTATGGACAACGCAATCTTTCGAAAAATCGAACATTTCACCAGAATGATCAATAAAGATTTTGCCGGCCGAAGACGGTGAATACGTTGCCTTATCAAAACGCTGACAATCCTTAACTGCATTAGCCATTTTCAAACCCTTTAAAAAAATTCGTACGGGCTACAATGTTCCACATAGTACCGCTACGAATTATTAACTTTAATTTATTAAGACGTGCTACAGAGCCGTCCCAACCCGAAAAAACACCAAAAATAGCCGCGCATCACCTTCGAAACTCGATGACGCGCGGCTATTTATACTTAATTTACGACCTGATCCTTATCTTGAGTAGACGAAACCAATTCAGCAGAAGATACCCCCTGAACGGAACCACCCGGAGACACATCCGGCAATTTCCAAGCAGTAACAATATACGATTTGCCCTTATAAACCAGATCAGCACCATAGGGTTTATGGACAAGCACAACGCCCAACGCGTGCAAATGATTAATGGGATAACGCTCCACTAATTCATAATTATCGAAAAAATCAATATTCCCCATAAAGCCCTTATCAGCAGAAAACGCAGAAATAGACAACCGGGGACGATAGCGTTTAATCAAGTAGTCGACAAAATTGTCAGTTTCCAACGCGACAGGCGATACGGTTTCAAGCGGTTTTTGAGCCGGAGCGACAGGGGCGGACTGCACTGCATGAGAGGGAGAGGAAGCAGACATCTGTTCAGCAAGACCAGCTCCAGGAGCAGGAGTTATCGGCTTGACAACAGCAGCCACCGGCGCAGAACCGACAACAGACGGCTTGCCGGTATCATCCCGAAGTACATAACGCCAAAACAAAAAACCAACCAAAAACAAGGAAAGTAACACGACCTTGAACTTTGGCGCGAGCGAGGAGTTTTGATTTTTTCGAATTGCCATGAATTCACCATCACTTGTAAATTTAATCTTAGCCTTTAACGCATCAAGTTGGTCGGCCAAACGCTTTATATGGATATAGCCCGTTAAATAGGCCGAAGGCAAATAGGTATAAGTGCAACGCATATCGACCATATGAGCAGTTTCTATGGTTGTACCCATCAATTCCATTCCATCCCTGAAGCGTTGATTGGTATCGTAACCGTCATAAAAATCCTTGCCGGTGAAAGTCCACGTTTCAATGGGAGGTTGAGCGGTAGAGAGGCCGTAAAATACATGATAACGATGGATTTTAGGCATGAAGGAATTAAAACCGGCCAGCTCCAGTAGAGGCGCTATATACGGGATTTTTTGCCGATCTAATCGGGAAGCCTGAACGAGATAATCGCATAACGTAGTTTGCACCTGACTATCGATCATGGAAAAATCTTGAGCCAATAAAATCAAATCCCAATGCAACTTCCGCGACAAGAACAACCAATTGAGCAACTTAAGCCGAGTCTTATCATTCCAAGAGCGAGAATTGCACCAGGTACCCATCTCATCAAGCACTAGCAGACCGTTCATATCCTCAGCTTTATAGGTCAAATCATAAGCGGCTGGCAACGCTTCAAAATCTTCAAGCCTAGGAAAATCCGGGAGACGATAACAAAGCGTAGCGTTATCAATCGGGAGAATTTTATCTATATACAAATCCAGGTTAGTAGCAACCGGCCGACCACGAAGCAAATACTCCTTAATTTTGCCAACGGCCGCAAGTGATTTACCTTCGCCGCGAACACCTTGAATAATCCAACCCGGCATACCTACACCCAATAATAAAATAATCTAAGGAAAGGTTACCAAGAACATACCTTCTAGAATCATCAAGTTAGAAACAATAACTCGGAGATTGAGAGAATCATTCGAAATACCTAGTTTTCTATATATAGAAAGAACATGCCCCTGAACGGTTCTAAAGCTGATACCCAACAAACGAGCAATTACTTTGTCGGTAAAACCCTTAATAATATATTCCGCAATTTCACCTTCTCGCGGAGACAGGGGACCTAAATGAATACATTCAACTTGAAAAATCATAAAAAAATTACCCCCTTAAAAACCTATCACCAGGCCCAGAAGACATGTTACGAAATATAGTCGCTTATTTATGCAATTAAGCACTAGTTTGAAATAGCCGCACGAAAACGCCAATTCATCAAATTAAAATATTGCTTAGTAATAAACCGCAACATAATCGATGAAAAAATTGCAAAAAAGCAGGCATTGGAATGCGCAGGCATAACCCAGCCCCACACCCCATTAACAATTTCAGGAACTGTTTGAGCTATACCGTTAACTATAGTCGAATACGAAGAAACATAGGCGTAAATAGCAGAAACCATCAAAGCAATAAACGCAATGGTAATAGCGATCTTAAAAGCGGCATGGAGCGCAATCTTGCCAAAAACATCGACAAGAAAATTCATTAAAATCCCAAATAAAACAGACATTAGACAGAACTCCTAAAAACAACAATAAAACAAACCCAAACAGTGACAACAGCAAAGACCCAATCGAGAACGGCACGTAAGGGTTGAAGCGGTAAACAAGGCGCAAAATCAACATGTTTTACACCTAGAAAGGGAACGTCAAAGGACGTATGGACTTCGTAATAACACGATGTTTGAGGCAACGTAGGCAGCAACTTGGAAATATCAAAATGGAACGGATTTTCCATAGGCAAAAAATCGAAATATTTCCAAGTGTCCGGGTATAACGTTGGCGGCTCTGGCGGCGTTTCTACTTGATTAGGATCAATCGGAGTAGTAGGGGGCGGAATAGATGGAGAAGTTTGCGCATCAGTCCCCAATGGATTTGGATTATATTGTACAGGTGGCTGAGTAGTCGTAGAGACAGGAGGCGTTAAAGGCAAAGGGGAAGAAGGTCTAAAAACGGTAAATGGTTGAATAGCTGTAATAGATTGGGGAGTTGATGCAGGAAATAAAGGCGCGGTTTGTAAAGGATTCGGCGAAATTTGAAAGTAGGGCGAACTACTTTGCAATGGATTTGTAGTTCTTACTAATTCAGGATAATTAACAGGTGCTTGCTGATTAGAAATATCATGATGAATCGCCTGTTGAGCCTCGACTAACCAAGGAATATTTTCAGGGATGATATAAGGCGCAATATCAGAATAAGGAATTGGCAAAGTAGGAGAAAGCTGTTTAGCAACATCAGCTAATTGATTAGGAGACAAAGGTACGGCTGAATCGACAGGATGAATAACGCCAGTATTTGGATCAACAACTATAGGCGCATGGGGAGCCTGAGCATTATAAGCCTCAGGAAATTGAGAACTATAAGGCGAAGTGGGGTTACTTTTAATGTAATCGGAAATAGCATCACCCACAACCGATTTAGGCACATCAGCAGCAACTTTAACATCAACAATTTCTCCCGCTGAATTATGAAAAACACCATCCCACACAGCGCGCGCCTCAACAGACACACCGCTAAGAATAGTGGCAATCTCAGAAGACACCGCTAATTCAGGTACAGCAGCAATTGCTAACAAGGCAGTAGCATATTGTATAGCATGAGAAGATGCAAAATCATCAATGCGCTGAAATATGGATGGAGTGCAGTTAGAATGGTCGGTATCCAAAGGTGAACACATATGCTTAGGAGGCGGAAAAATATCTTCCCACCGAGAACCCGTAGTGGGACAAACCATTGGCACATACACTGTTGTTCCATCAGCACAATTTATGCCGTTACCTTTATCAGTTGGATACTTACAATTTGAATTTAATGGCGTTTGAGTGCCCACACAATTTAATGATAGAGGAATATCACAAGAGCCAGTCGAAACATTGCGGACTGCTGGGGCTGTACAGGCGGGGGCATTTATGCAATTAGAGCCACTAACGGAGCCCCCGTAAGGACATGTATTAGTAGTCTGAGGCCATGCCTCAAAATATCCGAGATCATTGCCCGATGAATTATGAATCCTGCAATTCACGCCATCGACAGTAACCACATAACCAGCACCTAATGCAGTCTGAGCGTTTTGACACAGACCGGATAATGTGTCGGACGAACCGTAATTTGCAGAACTATACGTTGTGACAGCTATAGATGGATAAGTATCCGCAATCGATACACCAGATACAAAAAAGGAAAATAAAAAAAGGGTTATTTTAAGCATTATCAATGCCTATGTATTAGAGCCGGTATTTATGCCGACAATAAAAAGAAATAATAAAAAAGGATTTTCTTTAATCATTACAACCCCCTTAAGGCAATGCAAAGACGGTACATCCATGTACGGTCAAAAGGTTGAAATTAAACTGCTTTGTTGGCAGCTTTTGGGAACAAACGCAGGATGATGAAGGCGACTGTTACGGCGATTAAAACCGGCCAGACCATATCAACCAAGGCCAATACATCAGTCTGTAAGCCTGTAAACGCCGGGGCTATCGCCGGATTCAATGCCGCATGTGCCGGTGCAATTGATAAGCCCATTAGCGCCACTACGGAAGCTAAAAAGGGAATTACTCTTTTTAATGACTTCATAAATAAAAATCCTCAATTATAGAATTTCAATAAAAGGACGTTTGCCAATTTAACAAACGCCCGAAGGGTGAAGCTAGACGCTATTCCGGCACCAAAACTGCTCACCAGCCAGCCGACTAGCTCCAATATATCCGCCTGTATCATATGAGTAATTCCCCAGCAATAAAGCCCATGAAAAACGAGATGGACATACTACAAATGATGATTACGTCAACGATTGGGGCGGAATCCATTAGCTAAGCGCCTATTGTTTTGGCGCTTGAGCGGAAGGGGTTGCAGGTTTATAAGGCTCAACTTTTACTACCTTATCGCATGCAAATGATTGTTGTCCGGCGAAGACTTGTAAGCGGCCTTCCATTGTGACGACTACCGGGTTTAATACGCTGGGCTTAAAGGGTACAAACTGGGAAAATTCATCGTAATCAATGCGTAATTGCGCCTGAAATTGACCAAAGGAATCTTCTCCAGCAGGGTAGGAATCTAAGCAGTTTATGTAGGCGGCTTTGCCCCGAGCAGATGAATAGCGGTTGATGCCGATACATACTTTCTTTGCCAATAGGGAGGTGTTTTCTAATGGGTTTGTGTTTTCTGACATGACTTTTAACCTTATGTTTATATATGTATTTGATTTTTAAATGACTTATTGGGTTAATAAGGCGATTTGTTCAGGCACTTTTTAAAAGTACACTAAAGGCGATTTACCAATCTTGGTATCAAATTACTTTCTAATAGGAAACGGGGCTTTCTCCCCAGACGTTCAATTGGTAAACCGCTTTTAGTGCGCTCTTTTTATCTAGCTTATTTAGTCAGTTTTTTTTATTTTGCGAACCCTACGGGCCGGGCTTTCCGTTCCAATCAACTGATAAAGCCGCTAACTCTAACTAAGCAAAAAATGTTATTCCGCAAGCTCCATAAATTTTTTACTAAGTTAGAGTAAGCATCTTTAACGGTTGATTTGCACTACAATCCCTTTCGCTCCTTAATTTTCGTTTTTGGCTTAACCAGTTGCAGCAAAAGCGGTTTTGCCACGACTTTTATTTAGAATGCTCCCTCCCTCCCTCATCCTCAGAGCATATCCCCGACAACCTGCGCATGCTTTCCCTCGGTGTCGGCTGGTCAATCGCGGACGGACTCTAAAACATGGGTTCATGCCGTCAAGGGTAAAGGCTACGCCCGCGGGAAAAGCACCCGCGCCCTGGACTGCATGAAGCCTCATGTTTTGTACGAGTCCTGCGACCGACCGACCGACTCCGAGGGGCATACCCAGAACGCCGGGCAATAAAACGCCCGGTAGAGTTAGAAAAAATAAAGAATACATAAAAGTCATGATTCAATCCCTAGGCCGAAATCTGTTAATACGACGCTTGATTACTACGCGGCGTGTGATTCATCGTTTGAATCTTCGACTAATACCAGCTTACCTTCGATATATAAGGTCAAAAGTATTTGAGTCAGCTTGTACGGTGTTATTCCGCCACGTTCTTGGGCTTCAAGTTCCAACTTTAAATATAAGTCCGGCCTTAATGCGGTTCTAAATACGCGATCAGATACTTTTTTTGTTGATGATGATTTGGGGGGTAAAGACAAAGACATTTAAGCAACCTCACCCAAACAATTTAATCGTTTCTGATACTCACATTTAATACGAGCAATAGCGTTATCAATAACTTTAACTTTACCGGTACATTCAATAAATAATAGTTTCAACCCTGATAACTGATATTCGTATAATTGTTTAGTACTAATAATTGATTCATAATCTAAATTCGGTTGTTCAGCTAATGCCCTTAATGCCGCTTGCTCAATAAATTCAAATGTTTCGTATATATGTTTCTCTGACATAATCATTTATGCGGCCTCAAGTTCAGAAAGTTCATCTAATGATTCTTTAATCAAAAGTTGGACCTTCTCTAAAATATTTTGCAATGCAAAATCAATATCACCCTCAATTTCATATAAAGAATATTCTAAGGGCCCTTTACGCAAAGAAAATAAAAACAAATCAAAATTTGGAAAAACCAGGTGATAAGTCATTTCACTTTCAAGGCAAAAACTTTTTAATCCTGAATAAACAGTAAGAGCAATAGAAGATTCATCCTGCTTTAAATATCCCCGAACATCACTCAATCTTGATACAAGACGAGCACCCATTAATTCAATAAGCTGTTTTTCTACGTGATATTGATTTTCCATGATCTATTCCCCAAAAGATTAATCAGATAAAAGATCTTGATTAAAAAGAGCCAAGTTTATTAGTGTGTATTTACCGATTCTTTTCACTGGTAAATAACCTTTCTTTACCCAGCCTATTACTACGCCTTCTTCCATGCCGGACTGTTCAGCAAACTTAGCAACGGTGCAAACCATGATCGATGAACACTGTAAACTTTGCTGTTGACCTTCCATGTTTGACCCCTTATAGTGCTGTAATGTGCTTTATTGAAAAGATGTGCAATTATTGCACTTATCAATCAATAATGCAATAGTTGCACAATAAATATTTTATGGATATTCGAGACAGAATTAATAAACTAATTGATTTCAAAGATATAACACCCACCGAACTCGTTGAAAAAACGGGAATTGACCGAATGAAATGGGCGAATCTAAAGAGATCAAGAGTAAGAGCACAACAAGAACATATCGAAGCGATAGTTAACCTATGGCCTGAATACGCTTATTGGATAACAACAGGTTTAACCCTGCCTGAAGCAGGACAAATCAGCCCGGAACTAGAAGAAACAAGAAAAAAACTGCAAACGGGTACGTAACCGCGAGGAGGGCATTATTACAATGGGGGACGGTTAAAACCTAAACCGGCTTAAAGCCGAAAGCAGATACAAGGCGGCTAATGTAAGCCGTTACTTGCTCAAAGTAAGTATTCAAGAATGGCATGGAATAATAAATGACTCTATTCATAATAACGCTTATCACAATCTTGATATTGTTCAAGGATAAACTTAACAATTACAAGGATAATGACTATTACCAAAAACCAGAAAACTGGAATTATGACAAAAAGCCGATAAATAACACTTATAACGAAAGATACGAAAAAATAATAAACGGGCAAAGAATACATTCAGAAAACAGAAACGAAATAAAGTGGACCAAAGAATTTCTAAGCTCATTAGAATGGAAGCGATACGAAGAAGTATGTACAGAGTATCTAAAAATCAAGAATTGCGATGCAAACGTAACCAGCATAGGCGCAGACGGAGGAATGGATATAAAAATAAAAGATAAAAACGGAAAGCTATTTGCAATCGGGCAATGCAAATCATGGAGCAAGCCCATAGGAGTAAGTCTAATTCGTGAGCTTTACGGAATAATGGTAAGTGAAGACGCCAGTTATGCTATTTTCTTAACCACATCAAAATTTAGCCTAGATGCAATAGCGTTTGCACAAAATAAAAAAATGATACTCATCGACGCGGATGAATTTATTCATTTAATCAACAAACTTAATGAGTTGGATAAAAAAAAATTAAGTCAAATAGCCACAAAAGGCGATTATACGACACCAACTTGCGTAAACTGTGATGTAAAAATGATAAAAAAGACCGCAAAAAAAGGGACCAGTGAAGAAAGTGTTTTTTGGGGTTGTATAAACTTTCCACGATGCAGAAAAACAATGTTCATAAAGAACACAGATAAATAATCAAAAAAACGACTTAACAACAATGGACAAAACACCCGCTATCAATATGCCAAGCATCCACTTAATAAGGGCAAACTGGCCATCATGTTCAACTTGTTTTAACTTCACATCCTGAACATCTAATTTAGTTGCAAGGTGAGCTTCCATTATTTCAGACAAGGATTCCTTCTGAGCTTCAACCATAGCAACCGCTTGTGCATGAGGAATACCAGCTTGTTCTAAACGTTGGGTAAATTTTAAAGTATCGAAAGTTATAGTAGTCATAAAACAAATCCTGTTATTAAAAATACTGTCAACAAAATGTCAACAGTAAAGCGCCTTATAGTACTTTATAGTACCGATTCAGTTTTTTAAGTTGTTCATTATATTACTATAACGCACTATAAACCCGATAAACAAAGAACTTTTAATGCGATGGTCGCGCGTTCGAATCGCGCACGACCC